CCAGTACAATCGCTTTGGTGAGACCCGCGCGGAGAGCCGACGCCTGGATCGCATCAAAGATTCCCATCCACGACCTCTCTCCGTGGTTCGAGAACGACCACGCCGAGAGTTTCATGAGACTCTTCATTTCTTCAGATTGATTGGGCATTCGCTTCCGCATCATCATCGACCCGTAGGACGAGTTGGGCAGAAGCTCGGAGGTAATGGTCCCCGTACGAGACGGGTCATCCTCTGTCGTTGCGTAGACGCGCCATTCAGCGCCTTCATCAATAAAGCTCCCGAGAATCGCCCCGCAGCCCGTGCAGATTCGCTCTCCGCAGTCAATGTCAACGTCGTTGTGGTCGCACTCCATGGTGGTTTCTCGCAAGAGACCGGTTCTGTCCGTTTTACCGCAGGGCACTCCCGAGATCGGTGGGGTTATAGACCTGTGGGCGGTAGTTGGAGACCAGCGGAGGGCGGTAGTTGGGCTTCTGGCCTCCCGGAGTCTTCATCCACGAAATGAACAGGTATTTCTGGTCGACGACCCAGACCAAGAACCCTGACGCCTCGAGAGTCTTGATGAGGTAGTCCCGGGCTTCTGTCATGTCGAACAAGGCATAGCCCCAGACATAGGTCGGAATCTCATACACGATATACGGAGCTTTGGGGTCATGAATGGCTTGCTGACGAATCTTCGCGAAGAGCTGCGACAGGACGGGACGCATGGCAGACATGCGCTGTTCCCGACGCGCCTCTTGTTCATCCCAGACCTCACGAGCTTTCAACATACTTACCTCCATTCAGACAGAATGTTTCGCAGTTTGGCCCTCGGAGGAGGTGGCGTTCGCGCTGGCCTTCATGTCGGAGCCCTCAAGGCCCTCGAAGCAACCCGTGGAAGTCTTTCGTTCCCAGATGGACTCTGGGGCTGCTCAGCGGGCGCTGTCCTCGCAACCGCAGTCGCCTTCAATCTCACAGCGGCCCAAGTCGCGGATCTCTATCGGACCCACATGGATATCAATGCCGTCATTCCGACCCCTCGGTTGTCTGCGCTTGCAGACCTTGCGACCACAAAGGGAATGTTCTCGATGGACCAGTATGAACAGGCTATTCTCGCAGCCTTCAAGACCCATGGAATCGACCTGACAGACAAGACCCTTGCAGATACGCCTCAACCCCTCTACATTGTGGCGTCAGACATGACGACCCACAATCCGACGGTGTTTACGAAGCAGGTTCGAATTCTCGATGCCCTGCGATGCTCGTCCTGTATCCCAATTCTCTTCCAACCCCAAGTGCTCTACAATCACGTCTATCTCGACGGAGGTCTGTTTGTGGACTGCTTGTCCTCGCTGGTTCCCTCGGACTGTCTTGTCCTCCATATTTCGGATCCGGGAGAGAAGCTCTATGCCTCCGAGCTCGAGGCCCTCCCGCTCACATCGTATTTTCATCGGATTTATCGGTCCCTGCGTGGACGTCCAACCGCCTCCAATGTCCTCTGGCTTCAGAACTCAAGCATTGGGATTCTCCAGGACATGACGCCTGAGCAGAAGGACGCGCTCTGTGAGCAAGGAGCCTCGCAGACGTTCGCCTTCCTATCCAAGCGTGTTCCGCAGGAACTCGAGAAGGGCGACCGAGGTGCGCTTCCCCTCGTAGTCGATGAGGGACGTGCTGGTCTCTAGCTTAATCGTCGGGAATCCGTGGACGTCATAGAGCGAGGTCGTGGCGCGGTCCGAATCTCCGTTCACCCGAACCGCCTTGACCCGCGTGCTCCCGAAGAGAGGAGACTCCGAGAGCTTGGCTTCGAGGGCCTCCCACTCGGGCATCGCCTTCTTGGAGTGCCCGCACCAATCGGTGTAGAAGAAGTACAGCGTGGCGGTTCCCTCAGGTGTCTCGCGCCTGGGAGGATTGGTGAAGGGCTCCCAGAACCGATAGACAAGGATGGCAAGGATGAAGAGGGAGAGGACGAGGATGAGCGGTGTCATTGTAGTCTAGAGCGATTTTTCCCACACAATCTCACCGAAGTCCAAGTCAAGCTCGCGAAGAATACGAGCCGTCGTTTTTCTGTCAAAATAAGAACACGGCTTGCCACGTAATTCGGTAAGGGGGAGGCTTTTGCGGAGTTGTTTTGCAACATCGTATTCTTCTTGGAACTCAGGGAGTGGTTTGAACCCGAAGTGTTTTTCGTACCACGTCATTCCAGTCCGAATGAATGAGAATGCCCCAAGTTTGATCGTTTCTCCAGACTCACATGTAATCGTGGATTCATCATGAAGTTGAACCCGATCTGCACCACGTGCCTTTGCGATGTCGAATGCAGCTGCGAGCATTTCTCGTGTGCCTTCACCCCGTTTCATTGTTCCGTCTATCGTACATTTAGGAGAATACTTGAGAGCACTCAACACAGCTGTTCGAGACTCCATGTGAATATAGATTGTAATACATGGAGTCTCGGGGTTCCAAATGATAAATTGAAGATCTCCCGATGCCTGGACTTCAAACTCTACCTTGTACTTCCCAATTGTCTCTGCAGTCTCGTACGATCCGCCCCTATACCGAATCCACGCGTCATCGAACCCAAGTCGTTTCAGCTCTCGTTGGATTCCCGCGGATGTCATTGTTGAAGAACCTGAGAAAGCTTGCGCTGTCGCTGAACCCAGAGACGATAGGCCTCCTCAGGGGAGACGCCCTCCTTCAGTTGAATCCAGGCGATATCGGTGGTCATGCGTTCCGGTTCAAACGGCTTCGGAGTGATTGTCTTCCACTTGCCTTGCACACGAACAAGGTACATTGAAAAAGACTCTCGCCCCCTCTGAAAATGGCGATGGTCGCCATGAAGGCGGCCGGGATTGCGCTTGCGATGAACTACGGTGTTCACGTGGGTTCATCGATCGCGTTTGACACGTTCTGTGTCCCCCACAGCGTCTGGGATCTTGCTCGGTCCGTCGTCTCAACGGCAAGTCCAGTGTGTGGCTTCTTCCTCCAGACAATGCAGGTCACGCAAACGAATTTTGCAGTGGCTGTTACGACCACCGTGACTGCGCTTGTGGCGAAGTCGCTTATGACAGCTCCCTAGCTTACACGCGGGGGAAGCCAACGAGGTTCGCGCCGATACCGAAGCCAGCGCCGGTGCGGGCGGAGGAGCCGACGGACGGGGCATAGATGTCGAGGATGGCGAAGGTGGCGGTCGCGACGAGGGCGATCATGGCAACCTCACCGAACTTGAGGGTCTTGCCGGGGAGGACGAACGCGGCAACAGCAACCGCGAGGCCCTCCAGGAGGTACTTGACAACACGCATGACGAGGTCTCCGACGTCAAAGGCAGGCGCAGTGGGCTTGGGCTTGGACTCCATGGTTTATTGAAAATGCGCGAAGATTTTTCAGCGGAAAGAGAAATGATCTCTCCCATCCTCGCGGAATATCTTGGCACGACTGCCTTTCTCTCCTCCGTTGCGTTTGTGGGCTCCCCTGTGGTGATTGCGGGCACCCTGCTCGTCGTCATCCTCCTCATCGGGACCATTTCGGGCGGGCACGTCAATCCTGCGATTACCCTCTGGTCGTTCCTGTCCGGGAAGATTACGCAGACCAAGGCACTCTCCTATGTTGGCGCGCAGCTGGCCGGCGCCGTTACCGTCTACCTCCTGTCATCGATGCTCCGCTAGGAGTCGAGGAGCCCCCGAACAGCTTGAGCAGCACCGCAACGACCGCGATGATCCAGATGCCCCACCAGGGGACATACTGGGCCACATACCGCTGCACGACATAGAACACAACGGCATGGACGATGGCCGCCGTGATCCCGCCGCCCGGAGGAAGCGTCACAAGGACGCCGGGAACCAGCGCCAAGAAGAGAACAGAGGAGGTCAGGAGGTCGTACATCTTTATCTCCCTGCGGAGAAAGGACTTTCATTCGCGTCGCAGGGAAAGACAAATGCCCGCCGAAACTCTTCCCAAGGTTGCCGATGGACAGGTTGTGGATTATTTGGATGAGGACTCGGAGATCCCGACCCAGCGCTACTGTATCATGTCCTTCCTCTCTCCCGAGAAGGTCCTCCAGAACAAGGACCGCTTCTTCTTCAAGGAGTTCGTCCAGTTCATGAACTACGATTGGAAGGTCAAGGGCCTCGAGCACTTCATGGCCTTCCTCGCGAAGAAGTACGACCTCAAGATTGACGACCTCCTGAAGGACGCCGAGGAGTTCGGCAAGGTGCGCGACGCCGAGATTCGCGCGACGGATGTGGAGGAGCAGTGGGAGGTGTTCCTGCTCAAGCACGAGAAGGAGACGCAGGAGAAGTACGATCAGGCCGTGGAGTTCCGCACCAACGTTCGTGGTGTCAAGCTCCGCCGTGTCTTCGGGAATGTGGAGGAGGCCCAGATCATGGCCAAGGTCTTCCAGCGCAAGTACCCCAAGGACAACATCTACATCGGCAAGGTTGGCTGCTGGCTCCCGTGGGACCCTAGCGAGCACCTGATGCCCGAGGTGGAGTACGCTGAGAAGGAGCTGAACGAGCTGATGCGCAAGTACAAGGAGAACGAGTCCAACAAGGAAATCTTCTTTGCGGAGCAGCGTCAGGAGGCGATCAAGAAGCAGAAGGAGGAGAACGCTCGCCGGTCCAATGCTGGCGCCCAGCAGCTCGAGGATGCCGCGAAGCCCGTCCACCCGACCGAGGGAGCAATCCGCGAGTAAGTTCTTGAGAGAGGATAAGAGATGTCTGGCGAACCGCCTCGTCGTAGTACCCGGGGCAAGCGGGGGACAGACCCCGCACCCGAGCCTGAAGCCGCAGCCGCACCTACTGAAGAACCTCCCAAGCGCAAGACGACTGGGCGGACCAAGAAACCCATCGTCATCCCCAAGGACGACGAGGCTCCTGCAGCAGCTCCCGCTGTCCCCCTGGCGGAAATCCCGCCTGAACCCGAGGGACCCGTCATTGCTCTCCCGGACGCTCCGGCTCCGGCCGAGGCTCCCGTCCCGACTCCGACGACGGAGGCTGCAGCAGCCGCGGCTCCTCCGCCCGCACCGGCGGAAGGACCGCTGGGAGATCTGGCGGCACTGATGGCTGAAAAGATTCCGGCCTCAGACGAAGGAGCTCGACTTGCAGCAGAAGCTGCGGCCGCGGCTCCGGCTCCGGCGTCTCCTGGTCCCGCCTCGATGGATGCATCTCAGGCCTCCGCGGTTCTCTCGCAGACCTCGATGGCGTCTGCCGAGATTGACGAGACCGCAATGACGATGTCGTATTATCAGGTCACCAGTCAGCAGTTCCCGGAGGCCCTGGGAGAGCGGTTCAATGTTCTTCTTCCGTCGATGGGAGAGACGCCCATTCCATTCTCTGCGCTGAAGGCGGACGGAGACCGTGGGGCTCGGATTGTCGCCTTTACGGTGGCGCGTGTTCCTCCTGGGTCTGTCCTCGGGAAGGATTACACGCTCGTTACGGGAGAGCTCGACAAGGTTGCTGCAGTCGGTCTCTTCGTCATCTACCCGGGGCAGACTGGAACTCCGAACCTGAAGCTTCTCGCGTATGGAACTCGTCTCGACCTCCGCCCGGCTGAGGGAGCCGATCCCTACCTGACGTTTGCCCTCCGCGATATTGCCGAGGAAGCTCAGCGCCAGTTTGGCCCGACAGCTCTGATGCGGTATGCGCGCAAGCAGGCTCGCTCTCCGGAGTACGATACGACGATGGGGACCCTGGCTGGCATGGGCTTCGCGGTCTCGTCCTTCAATGCCGATGGAAAGGATGTCCTCCTCCAGATTCCCGATGACCGCCCGCGCCGGGAGGCCCGGGGACCTGCCTACCGCACGGTCGACGTCGCACAGCTTCGGATGAACTCAGCTGCAGAAGCACCCGAGCGGGTTGTCTACGAATATTTGGAGGACGACACTGGAGAGACGAAGACGGTGACGTTCCCGGAAATCAAGGAGGTTCAGGTGCTCGGGAGGCGCGGTGCAGGCATCTCGACATCTGTTGAGATGATTGCGCGCGTGGGAACGATCATGACGCCCGCAGATGGGATCATCACGATTCCGGACGCTGAGCTCAAAGATGCAGCCCCGACCCAGCCTCGTCGCGGTGGACGGAAGACGTTCCGTGCGAAGAAGGGCCGCAAGACTACTTATCGCCGGTCTTCTTAACCCAGACCTGCGGACCTGTCTTCTTCGTCGCCATCGCAGAGGGATCGTATTCAGCTCCTCCGAGCATCGCGCTCTTGAACGGAACGTTGTTCGCCCAGAGCGACTGGTCGCAGAGCTTGAAGGGCGGGTGGTCGGACGCCTTATACCAAAAGACCTGGTCTTCGAGCTTGTTCGAGGACACATTGTTGCAGATCACGAGGCACTCGAAGTTCTCGGTGCACTGGTCCATGAAACTGCAGAACATCTCAAAGGTCGGAAACATTCCTGCGTAATTTTCGTAGATTCGTCTACGGTTCCCCAGGATATTCTCACGGAGGATGAAGACGAAATCGACGTTGGTGCGCAAGTTCGGCGTAATGCCGAGCGGATACTGCATCGTGATCATGGTCATCAGGTCCACGTGACGACCGTTCATGAAGACATAGCGAGTGGACTCTTCCTTGATCCAGGACGCATCATAGAGGCAGTCGTCGAGAATCAGAAACGCCCGCGGGTCTACGGAGGAACTCCCTCCACGATTCGCCTTATCTGTATTGCGCTTGGACTTGACGTTCATCTGGCGC